AACATCTCCAAGTTTGCACATGCCCCTGAAGTTGTAATCCTCATACTGAGTAGGTGCAAATAGAGCAAGCTCCAGACAAATGCCAAGAAAGTCTTCTCTACAAGGTACTGTACCAGTTCCTCTAATGTATAAGAGAGGAAGCTCACTCATCGTTCATACTCCAAGACAACACCATAAAATCTGCAGGCTGTATTTACTCCATGACCAAGGACTTCCAACAAAGGCAGATCTTCTTCAAGAGTCCCTTCTGGCGCTGGACTACCACTGGCCTCTACAGTCAGCAAGTGAAGGTCAAACTCAGCAGTCCCAATCAGACCTCTATAGCCATGACCTGCAACTTGCAGATGAGGCAAGGTAAGGTCTGCACTACCAGTTAGCTGAACAGTACCAGTACCATCAACTTCCAAGGTAGGCAAGCCTAGATAAGCACTTCCAACTACTCCAACTATACCAGTAGCAGCAGCAGTAAGCCTTGGAAGCGTAATCCTTACTTGTCCACCACCAAGTCCCTCCACTGTAAGAACAGGGAAGGATACTTCCATTCTTCCACTGACACCTCCAGAGCCAGTTGAAGAGAGCAGTGGAAGTACCACATCTCCGTAGAAGTTACCAGCACCCTCTGCCTCAAGGAGGTGAAGGTCTATATCTGCCCAGCCTGTACTTGCCATATCACTATGCTGTCATTGGCACAGTTACTTCAAACTCGTCTATGGTAGTCGTAGCATCCAGAACAATAGACGTAGAGGACAGGTTCAGCTGCGCTCCACTGGTCCCTACTGACCCATCAAAGCAAAGTGCACCGGCAGCTACATTATAGTCATTGGCATAGAACCTGAACCACCCTGCCGTTCCAGAGGCAAGTCCAACTCCTGACCACGTATCAGCATCCTTCTTTCCAAGTACTCCAGCCACTGGAGCATCAAATTCCAGCCCATTAGTGGTGGTTCCCTTTGTGAAGGCCCCACTGGCTTTCGTAATCAGAAGCAGAAGTGTCCCCGTAGGTGCAAGGTCTGCAGTCGCTGGCTGTGATCCTGTATAGATGCACATTACACCATAACCCTCAGCATCAGCAACCAGAACATTCTCCACCACAACATCCATTGTAGCTCCCGTAGATGCTACCAAGGAAATCACTGCAATCTGGTTGTTACCAACAGTACCTGTGAATCCAGAGATCTCAATGATCATCCCAGGCCTAAAGCCCGCAGTGAGAAGCCCGTTGGCACTATCTGCAATTGTGTCAGCATCTGTCACAGAAAGCGTAGCTGCAGCATAAGCTACCTGATAACCAGCCAACCGATTTGCAAGCAGTGTACTTAATCTTAAAGCCATCTTTCAGTCTCCCTTCTAAGGTTGTAATAGACAAACATACTTTCCATCTCTATGCAATCCAGCTCCATATCTTGCTGTAGGATATACAAGCCTTCTTGCAGTTAAGTTTTCAAAGGCTCCATTAGGCCCTCCAAAGCAAATCCCCTTCGGAGTAGCCCACATAGCAGATAGTCCCTTAATGCTCCCATCCCCAAGCTTTGAGGCATCCACTGTTACTTCAGTCCCTTCAATAGCAGGATAGTCAGCCATCTTAGTTAAACTAGCTTCCCTTATATTTTCCCCTCCCAGAAAGTAAATCTCACTTTCCGTGCTCACAAAGACACCACCCTTTACAGCCTTAACCATCGTGAGCCTTTCATGAAAGGAAACAAAGTTCCTTGCAAAATCAAACCAAGCCCAAGCAAAGGGCTCTGAATACCAAAGAACATCATCCTTACCAATCAGCATCCTTCCATTGTAAAGCTCAATAAGATGCCCGATGGGCGGATCACTGAATGCCTTCGTGGTATCTGGACCAACATAGTCTCCAGCATTCCAAGCATAGCTAACTCTATCCCTGACAATGCCCCTTTCATGCTCATTCAAATAGTAGGTGTCCCTACCAGCTCTAACATACCTCATCCTAGCTCCAACAGTCACATTCCTTATAGCGGACCAAGCATAGCTAGGTTCAAGAACACAAAGGGCATCTCCGCTTACGAACAGAGCATAGCCAATACAAGGAAAAAGGCTATGACAGTCCTTCTCCAACTTAAGGGTATAACCCTTCCTTCTACTAATCCTACCAGTCCTGTCAACATCGACATTAACTCCCGCAGCAAGCTCCTTGACCCCTCTTTCAGGATCATATTCGAGCCTCACAGGGTCTACCTTATTGTCGATCCCAGTAGTCCCTTTATAAATACTTACCAATCTACTCATCAATATCTCCAGGAGCTACTCGTCTCATGCCTTCTAGTCTTTGCCAGCCATTCCCTTAGCTTCACAATTCCAGAGTGTTTATTATCTTCACTAAAGGAAAGCCAGAACTGCCCCAGGGTATTAACCTTCTTATCCTCCACATCATCCTCAATCTGATCGTAGATCATCCAGCATGTGCCATGCACAAAGAGATTCCTATGCAGATGATATGGGAAGTCAGAAGGTATATCACCATCACTGGTGAGTAGGGTAGGATTCCTGTAGTACAAACAGGTAAGGGTTGCTACTGTCTCAGGTATCTTCTGATACCAAAGGGTAGAGCCTTCCAATGCAACAGCTTCAACATCTCCAACTTCATCCATCGTTGGATAGTCGTCTAACAGAGTATCCAACTTAGTGTAAATAGTTGGAGAATTTCCATCAGAGTCCTTGACCTTTCTTAGCTTTCCAGAAAAGCCTCCCGTGAGACCAGTCAAGGACACATATGCCTGAGATAAGACAGTATCGACTACGTCAAGCCTTTTCAGTTCTGGAATCTCGACTTGTCCACCAGTGTATATGAGACACTGATTTATATAGTCATTTATCTCATCTTCAGTGAAGCTATTGTCCTGAATGATATTTTCAATTTCTGTCCTGATCTCGAGCCTATTCATAGCACCTCCAATTGGGGTAAGATGGAGGACAATAGGCAGCATACTGCCCTCCATCTTGAATAGCCAAACGCCCCAGAAAAGTCAATAATTGACGTTTTGGCTTACGCTACGCCAGGCACTACACTGATCAAGACATGTAGCCTGCCTGCTCCAGTTGTGATTGTACCACCCGTGAGCTGAGCTTCAATGCAAAGCACTGTCGAGTCAGCTGGAACGATCTTCGCATAGTTCGCCCAAGTTGTAGCCGCCCATATAGCTACCACATCCCCTGTTGCAGGAACGTAGTACCCAGGAGTGGCCACAGTAATTTCCCCTGTCTTAAAATACTCATCGACGTCAACATCTGTGATAGAGCCATCAGTCGTAACATCATCCGTTGCAAGACTACCCACACCAACAAGAATATCAGATGTTCCATTATAGGCAGTAACCACCTGATAGACCATTGCGTGAATAAGAATCACATTGTTACCATACCCTGGTGACACAGATTTAGTAACGGGGAAAGAGAACAGAACTGCATCTTTATCGTCACAGGCTATCCCTATGTCTGCTGAGGTAATCCAGTATGGATTTGCCAGCACACCGGTCCTCAGATCAGTCCGTCTAAGGTCTAATACTGTTCCCACGTTAAAACCTCCTTAGTCCTGTTGGCTTAAACCCCAGGCACTACACTGATCAGCGCATGGAGATAGGCTGATCCTTGGGTGATTGTAGAGCTGCTAGTGAGATACGCAACAATGCAGAGCACTGTCGTATCAGCTGGGACAATTGAAGCATCTGTTCCCCAAGTCGCTGCAGCCTTCGCCGTTAAGTAATTACTTGCGGTGTCTGGGACATGGAAGCCCAAAGCAATCGCATCAGCTGCACCATCGGTGGCCTCCCAGTACATATCAACATCGACGTCTGTAACGAGCCCCGCAGTGGTAACTGCATCAGTTGCAAGCGACCCTTGGCCAATGGTCAGAGCAATCGTACCACCAGCAAAGACCGTGTTAACTTCAAGCACCAGCTCATGAAGGAGAATCAACTTACTGCCATAACCTGGAGATACTGACTTGGTGATAGGAAATGAGAAAAGCACAGCATCCTGATCATCACAAGCCAAAGTCAGTTCAGCCGAGGTTATCCAATAAGGATTCTCCAGGACATTCGTCCTCAGGTCAGTTCGCCTGAGGTCCAACATTGTTCCTGTAGTCATCTGTAAGTCCTCCTAAAGTTCTTTGTCAAAGACTATTGAATTACAGAGTATCCCACGAACACCCTGAATACTCCGGCGGTCAGAGTTCCAGCAACCGTAACAGTCACTGTCCCTCCACTGTTGCCAAAGTATTTGCCTGGAAACGATAGCAGGCTCTCCTTCTGGGCTCTTTTCATCCCAGCATCGTAAGGTTTAGCTATATCATTTGTCATGAAGCCAGCAGTCTGGGCAGACTCCTGATTCCCCTTCCACCCAATAGTGACAGTAGCTGTAACGGGCAAGCATGCTGTCGTGACTTCAAGCCAAACATCATCCACCAGTGCCCAACGAGGAATTCTGACGATATCGTAGGTACCATCAGCGGAGATATTGAACAGCCTGCTTAAAGCCAGCTTGTAATTGTCAGCCAGCTTGTTGCTGTAAAAATCAGTCATAACTCCCTCCCATTAGGTCACAGTGCAGCACCGTAGCTGGTGCCAGTGATGATCCCATAGTCCTTGCTATCGAACCTCGTTTTCTTGACACCGAAAATGCCTCCGCCACGGATCATCACGTAGCGTTTGGCGTCTTTCTCATAAGGTATAAAGGCCATTACCGTGCTCTTACTCTCACCAGCACCACCCCAGGCCCAACAAGCTGCTTGAGCACCAAGCAACACGTTCCGGTAAGCACTGGAGTTGGTTGACACTGGTCGAACCCTTTCCGATTTGGTGACCAGCATTCCATTGTACTCAATCTCCACAGTAGGAATCTGGAGCTTTTGAGCAGCCCTTTGCAGATCGCCCCACTGGCCCACATTCATGTTCTGCCGTAGCTGATCGAACACATAGGTGTGAAGGATCACACGGTAGTAATTCTTGCCTCCCTTGACAAGGGGCCTGACCTTGTAGCAGCCAGTCGAGGGCATTTCAGCCCTTTGCTTCATCTTGTCCAGGAAGTGCAAATCCAGAACGTCGGCACTGGTCACGGCAGCCTCAGCTGTTGCCAAGTCAGCAGCACTCGTCACTGCACTGTTCATGACCATCCAGTGGCCCGCATCGGGGTCTTGACAGGCCTGGGCGAAAGTTTGGCCTGCAATCTTAAATGATGTATCTCCACAAAGAGTGGCCATGACTGTCTCTGACAGCTTTTCAGCCCACCAGTCACTCAGGCCGTCTCTGCCTTCCTTCATCAAATCCCAAGGAATCCTCTGCTCGTCCATTTTGCCGCCAGTATCCACGGCGTGGTTGAGCTCTTCAATGGTCATATTGAAGTCCTTGAAGATCAGTTTCTCTTCATTGCCCTCTACTGTATCCCTTCCTACAATACCTGCGCCAGTCAACGGCAGCCTGATGCCAAAGGTAATAACATCACCTTCGCCTTTGCCAAGCTCAGTCCTCATCTGGACTATGGCATCTGTGCCTTTTCCAACGAGATAGGAATATTCTACAGCAGGGAGGATGATTTTGAAGAGATCCTTCGCCCACTTTTTGCGAGTCAAGTTGTCATTGGTCGCAAACTGGGTCTTTGGAGTCGTTGCCATTTCTTATCCTCCTACTTAAGTTCGTCTCTCATGTACTTGTCATAAATGTCAGCAGGGACCTGATCCAGCTCTTCCTCTGACAAGTCATCAATCCTCGCCTTGGTCCAGCCGGACTGTAAGTTAGCATCCCCTCCCTTGTTTGCAATGGTACCTGGAGCATCAGTAACCTTCACTTCCTTTTCCTCCTTCTTGCCACCAGGAGCAGCAACTTCCTCCTTCTTGGCATAGGATGGATGATACTTCTTAATGAGGTCATACATATACTTATAAGGATTGGCTTTATTCCAGACATTGAGCTCTACTTCCAGAAGGACCTCATCAAAGTTCTTGGATGGATCATCCTTGGTTACTTCCGTAGCGATAGCTTCAAAAATGTCATCGAAATTGCCTCGGGAGCAAACTTCCTGAACATCCTTATAGGCCTCATTTTGCCCCATTGTTTCAAGCAGGATATCCAAGGCAGGGCCTTTCTCCCTACCAATCTGGAGTATTCCCTCTTGAAGTTCCTCAAGTCGGCTTAGAGTTACTTCCTCTTTCTTCACCGGCTTCCCATCTTCATCCACTTCCTCCTCTCCTTCATCAGAAGCAGGCTTCCCAGCTGCTAGCCTATCCAGCCTAGCCTTCATTTGAGCCTGATCCTTTTTCAAGGAGCGAGTCAATTGGCGAAGATCTCGGTTCTCATCTCTAAGCTTATCGAGTTCTGATGGTTCTTCTTCCTTAGCAGCCGCAGCTGCATCCTCGGCTTCCACTCTAGCTTTAGCTTCCTCAGGAGTCTCCATCCTCTTCATTCCCTTATCTTCGATCTCCTGAGGCTCAAGCCTTTTTGCTAATTCAGCCTCAGCTGCTTCTGCAGCCTTTTCTTCCTCCGTTTTTCCTTCCTCATCAACCTTTCCCTCAGCCTCTTTGCCTTCTTCCAAGTCCTCAAGCACTTCCTTCATTCCATCTTCTGTGGAAGCATCTTGCGACTCTGCAGCATTAGTTGCCATTATTTAGCTCCTTCACTAGATGTTTTGTTTTTCACCTTAGCCTCAATCTCCTTAAGTCGGAGATCGTATTCCCTCTCCTTATCAAGTTTTTCTTGTTCTTGCATAGCCTCCCAATGTTCTCTTATTCTTTGTTTCACTGAATATGGCAAGTCAGCGTATTCCATCAAAACATCTGGAGGAATTGTTCCAGGATTGTTTTGAGCAAAATCAGTCAACATAGATAGAATAGCAGCCTTAATAGTTGCCGTTTGAGCTGTCTCGGACAGTTCTAAGTCGAACTTCCCGGCAGTAATATCGTTAAAGCCCTCATTCTGAGGATTACTCTGAGAATTGATCGTCAGAAGCTGCGCTCCCTTTGGACCTTCAATCCTAATGACTGTTTCCTCAGTCACATACTGTTGAATTAAGGACATATGGAGCTTCGAGGAATTGTGCCTTGATTCCCTGAAGTTATCAAATAGAATATAAAGGACAGCAATTCCAGTTTCCTGTCTTGCCCTGACTGTTACCCCAGGCTCCCGCCCCGTAGTCTGAACTCCCATCAAGGTATCTTGAGCACCCATCTCGTCCTTGATACTCTGAGTGAGGATCTTGTCAAGGAGTCCATAGATTGGAGAAATCCGTGGCTGTTCAACAAAGCCAACTTTTTCAAACTGTCCCTTGGCAATTTCAAGGTGAAAGTTAGGCTCAGAGGATTTCTCCTCATAGTCGTCTATATTAAGCACTGCACCAACTTCGTGCTTTAAAATCCCTTTTGGAAGGGTCTGAAGCAGATAAACCAATTGCCTCCTGTTAGTATTCAAAGTCCTTTGGCCATCCTTAGCCGTTCTGATAGCTCCAAACCAGGAATTAGTGTCATATTCCTTATACGCTGCAAATAGAACTGCGGGGAATCCCTCCCAGTTATAGGAGCTTGCTCCTCCTTCACACTTGAAATTCCCAGAAAAGATCATGTAGAAAGGCTGTTTTCTAAAGGACTTTTGCTGAGCAATGTTCCCCTCAAATTTGAAGACCTGGCCATTACCAAGATCTATCCCTTCCTTCACAGCCTCTTCAAACTTCTTAAACTCCGCAGGAGTCAGCCACTCAACCAAACCAGTCATAGGATTCTTGAAGTAGATAACATCAAGGTACTTATAATACCAGCCTTCAACAATCCTATACTTTTCCTTTTGCTCATCAAAATAAGCTGGCTGATCAGCAGCTTTGCCAAATTGCTCTGCAGCCCCAAAATCAAAATTTGGCCAGTACTTCTCTATTTCTTCCTTGACAAGCCAAGTTTCCATAAACAAAAACCTATGATCTGAGAGATCATATTCTTGCCCATCAGGATCAAGGAAGAAGTGTCTTCC